GGGTGGTGTCGTTGCATTTGGCACTGATCGCCACGCTTAGGCGGACCATGTAGAACGGCGCATCTGTCAGCGCGAAGAAGGCAGGGCCTGTCATGTCGCCCACCCAGCCGACTGCGCCTTCTGCTTCATAACCGTTGCAGCTGTTGAGGTCGTTGAGCGCGCGCATCACTGGTGTGATCATCTCCTGCGCACGCGCGGGGCCGACGTTCTTGGCGGTGTAGCACTCCACAATCAATGAGCCGCTCAGCTTTTCATCGTTGCCGCTGAGTGAACGCGATGTTGTGGAGCCCCACTGAAGATTGACCGTTGCGTATTCCTGCCCGGCGTCGGGAACCGTGAATGCCTGGTTGTCCACATAGCAGGGGACAGGTGTGGTCAAGGCTGCGAGTGCATCAATGACTGGCGTCTCGAAGACTGCGCGAACTGCTTGGAAACTCATGAGTACCTCCTAAAGACGTTTTGGATTGAGTTATTAACCACTGACCGCATCTTCGAGTTGATATAAGTCTCGTACCAATTCTTGGGCGCTGTTTTGTTCTCGGCATTCCCTCCTTGCCGCCCTGTAGGACTGGGCAGGATGTCCATTGCGTAGAGCCGGTAGTTTGCTCTGTTGCCAATGGTGTAACCGCCAAGGTTGGGTGACTCGGGGACCTCGGCTTCTGTGTAATCCCGGCCGGGCCTCTTCTTCTTATTAGTGGTGGCATCTTTGACATTGGGCTTCACCGCAAACTTGCCTGCGTTTACCTGCCAAAGGCTTTCAAAGAAGCCGGTCCAGTAAGGGCCTTCCCGCTTCAGGTCAAACACCACTTGCTCAGCAGCATCCTGCACACCCTCCTCAAGTGCCTCACGGAAGTCAGGAACAATCTGGGTGAGCTTCATTGCGGCCTCACTACGACTTCAAACGAGATTGGATTGTCACCCCGGTAGGTGACAACATCGATCACCTTGCAGTTCTTTTCGCCGCTGGGGAATGGCACTACAAACCGGTCGGCTGTGGTGATATACCCGTTATCGATTTGGCCGGGATCGATGATCAGCTTGAAGTCGGATTGCTGGAAGACTCCCTCATACTCTTGGGGCTCCAATTCCAACATCACCGCCTTCACGTTGTAAGTGGTTTCGGTGTTGGCAACGATGCCGGTGGCTGGGTCGTAGACGCCAGGGTCTGCCACCCTCACGTATTTACAGGCGCTGCCCCACTCGGCAACCAGTGGCCCCGCTAGTGGGCCAAATACTGCATCCGCCTTACTCATGAGCGCACCCTCAGCATCAGACCGACGCCGCCGCTAGCCCCGCCAGCTAGCCAGCACTGGATAAAGCCTTTGATCCACGGGAACTTGGTGATGACAATCGGGTCATTGCAGTTATCGCAGCTGGTGACTGTGGTGCCTTGGTACTGGTCGTATTCCACCTCGAGTGAGCCCAGCTTCTGGCGCTTTACGTAGGTGCCCGCTGCAGCACCCCCGCCCCCGCCGATAATTGCTTCGGGGTTCAGGTGAGCTTGGTAGGCCAGCTCTACTTCAGTGCGGCGGATCGAATAGGGGATCTCAGCGCAGGTGGATTGCACTCCGTCGCATGAAGCGTTTGCCCTTGGCCATGCCAGGCGCTGCGAGACATCGCATCGGTTGCCCGCATAACTCAACGTCTCCATCCACTGGGTCGCGGTGATCAGGGCAACAATCTTTTCGTCATCAGTTAGTAAGTCCCACTTAGCAGCCCACGACTGGTTGGCGGCATACTCGTTGGCGAATAACAGATCCACATAGCTGTTACTGGCGGTGCCGGAAAGCGTTGCGTCGAGGGTCGCCATCAGAGAGAAACCTGGATTACTTCATAGCCTTTGAGCCGTAGCTCCCTGCGGATTGCAGCTGCCTCACTGGGTTCGCAATCAATCACTGGCCGGTAATCAGCGGGAACGAAGTGCTCCGGCAGGATCGAATGCCGTTCGACGTACAGGCGAGTCTTGCCAATCACTAGCTGCAGGCAGTTGAGTTAATTCTACTTAGCCAAGAAAAAAGGAGCCCCGCCGGGCTCCCCCCACATTCTCCTTAGTCAGACTAAGTGATCAGACGTTTGCAGCCAATGGGCTGTTCACGATCAGCTTGGCTACAGGAACCAGCTTGGAGCCGTCGCCCTCATTGCCAGTGCCGGTTGCGCCGTAAACGCACTTCCAGTTGCTGTCGGTTGCCAGCAAGGTGTTGGTGGGGTTGTCACCAGTACCGGTCCAGGAAGTTCCGAACAAGTGGAAGCCGTAATCGTGCGTCCAGCTCATCACGTCTTGGAGAGACAAGATATTTCTATCGGCCTCAGTTTTGAAAGCGCGTTGTACGCCTTCAGCCACTGAACCAGCGCCCATCAGATAGATCGGATACTGGTCAGCACCACCAGCGTTGATGGTTGGCTTGAGGAGGTCATCCACAACTACGCGGAAGCCCATGAAGTAGGAGACTTCTGTGGAATTGAGGCCGATTCCGCCCCCGCCCCAGGTGATGTCACCGCCGGTTGCCAGTGCTGACGTTGAGAACGTCAATGCACCAACAGTGCGCAGGTAGTACGCAACGTTCGAGTGCATGGCGATGACAGATAGGTCATCACCGCGCTCGCCCAATAGTGCCTGCGTCTTGACGACGTTTGAGGCATTCAGGAAGTTGGGCTCAAGAGCACCAGCAGTTGCGATTGATGCGTCGAGAGTGTTGTCTGCAAGAGCAGTGCCGAACAGACCTTCGAGCTGGCTCAACAGGGTTGTTGTGCGCAACTTAAGGATGCACTTTGCCAGGTAGGACTGGATGGCCTGCATGGGGTCAGCGCCGGAGCCGAGACGAGAAAGATCGTCGGCTGCGTAAGATCCGCCTCTGTGCAAGATCGTCATGATCTGCTCATCAGCAGTGATCTTGCCAGGTGTTAAATAACCTGCGCCAGATGTTCCCCAAGTAGCGTTACTTTCGATAACTTCTTCTGACTCAACCATTGGCTGAAAGAAGGGAACGCGAACCCGAGTTCCACCGGCACTACAGTCAAGTGCGCTGTTTCTTGTCACTACGCCGGACTGAATCCAGGCGCACTGATTGTAAACTTCTTCTTGAACGTACTGAAGGAACTCGGGGCGCGTGACAAGGTCACTTAAAAAGCTACCGCCTGAGTAATTCTGAAATGGTGCGGCCACAGTTTACTCCGTGGGTAAAGGTTTAGGAACCACTTAATGCTTCTGCTTTCAGCTGTTTTGCAAGCTCTGGGTTAGTAACCTCGAGCTGCATTGCTTCCGTGAGATTGCGTGTCCGGTAGGGGTTAGCCATTCCTGGTGCGACTGTTGTCGTGGCTGCTCCAGCTCCCATGCCTTTCGCTCCACTTGCAGAGAAGTGGTGTTGCCAATCTGGCGATGACTTCAGGTTTGCGAGGTAGTCACCCAAGGGTTGCTCGACGCCCGAGTTAAGCAAAACTGGTTGACCTTCTTCGTTAGTCCGAAGTTGTGGCTGAAGCAGCGTATAAAGCTGGTTCGGATTGACAGCGTTGGAACGGCTGATCTGCTGGAGAGCTGCTGACTTGAGACGCTCGTTCTTAGCGTTCTGAGTCACAGACTCAAGTTGCTGTTTTAGCTCGGCGGTCTCGTTTAGCAGTCGCGATTCGAGTTGCTTGGCCCTGGATTTCTCCTGGTCGTACAACTCTTTGAAGGCCCCCTGACCTTCTAAGTTCTCACGGACAGCTGATTGCTGTGCCTCCTTAAGCGCATTCATCTCTGCAGTCAGAGACTCAAATTGCTTGCGGACTTCATCTGCCTCTTGCTTGGCTTTCTTGGCGTGTTGATTGGCCAAACCAAGCTTGTGCTTTAGAAGCTCATCGTTGCCATTGGCAGATTGAGCATCCGGTTGCACCGGCTTATTGAGCAAGGATGGGTCGATGGCCACGGACGCATCGGTGCCGGTCACAGACTCGGCGATCCCGTATTCCTCAGGCATTAAACAAAAAGTGTATCTAGAAGCAATATAGCGACCTATCTAGGTCACTTACTTGGATCAGTAGGATCATCCTTCTTCTTAGCCACGCTCACTACTGCTGAGCTGGTAAGTAATGCCAAGGTCGTGGCGATCATGACGTTAAAGGTCTGGTCGTATCTCTCCCCAATTTTCGGGCAGCTTTTTAGGCCGCCCTTTTGCGCGCAGAAGAATAGTCCCGCTCCAAACACTGCTGCCTGAAAGGCAAAGATGACGCCAAGCAGGTAGAGCAAGAATTTCTCGCGGTTAAATGGTTTCATCCTTAGAACTGCGGATAGATCTTAAAGTACTCATAAAAAGATTTAGATTCATTATTATCTAAATTGGTTACAGTTAATGTCAACTTCACACCGTTGGGAAGCTTACCAGGGGGATTAGTTACAGCGTCACCCTTTTTATTGTGAGTATTATTAATGCAATAAATTAGAGGAGTTCTGTCGGTACTTTCAAACAAGCCCGGTCTGCCAGCAGCATTACCATTAAAGTTAGCGAAACCGGAGTCAATACCAGCTTCTAGTTCCCACTTATATTCGACGTTATTAGTTTTCCCCGAATTAGTGTTGTGGCTTGGAGTTACAGTAAATTGATCCTTCTTTTTAGGGTTAGAGGGTACTCCACTGAATGATACCTGAGATATTGAGAAGCCAGGGACTTTTACACAGTGGGTTGATTTTGCATTTCCACAACAGTTATAACTTGTTAGGACGGAGCAGTATGTTGTCTCTTTACTTGGGTACCTTGTGAATGTCTTACTTCCAGATGAGTCCCTGACTGTAGTTCCCGCAAGATCTCCAGTCGTATGACCTGACTGTGTGTAGTTTAACTTGTATGAGGTGCCGTAAGTACTGCTACTTGGTCCACTCAAACTATTTGTAGGCAGCGCACACACTGTCGTGGCTGATATGGTTCTAGTCTCAACAACTCCGTTTGAACCTGTCGCTTCCATTATGAATTCAGAAGTACCAAGCGAATCAACAGTAATGACGAGATCTCCTGACTGTGCAGTGCTAAGCACATTGCCATTTTGAGCTTTTATAACACAGGTGGTATCACCTAATACCTTCCACTGAAGATTATATCTATGTGTATAACCGAGGCAAAGTGTGTAAGGACTACCCAAGGTATGTCGGAAGTATTCAATCTCCGGTCCTTTACCCAGTAACTTTTTAAACGTCACCCCAGTCATGTGATAGTTAACATCATCTTTCCAGCACGCGAATAGATCGGTGTCTTGGATAGCGTTATAAGTGCTGGAGCTTGAAAACCTTATTTTTTGTACCTTACCATCACGGTTGATGAGGAGTATGTCATCTTGTGTAAGCAGATTTAAATTGCTTCCTTTAATGCTTTTCTTTCTTCCGTTTCTTTCAACTAAAAGAAGAGATTCTTCTGCTCCGGTCATTGAGTTATCTCCGTGTAGATTGAGAAATCAGCAAACACAAAGTCCTCAGCATTACCAGCTGTAGGTGCCATAAAGACCTTAACTCGTGCAAGATCATCTTCTGTTGCTTCACCAACTCCACTTACAGGTGAAACAGTAAACGTCACAACTGTCATTGCTGGGTCATCATTGCCAGTAACACCTTCAATTAGATAAAGCCCATAGTCAGACTTACCATCCTCGAAAATCTGAAGCAACTGACCTTCTTCTACATCAGCGTAAGTGTGAGCAACGCCTTCATTATCTACTTTAGATAGCTGAATAATTGTGATATCAGGATCACCATAATCTATTGTTTTACCAGCAAGAGTGAGCAGCAGAAACTCGCCATCTCTTGGAGCATTACTATAAGTCGTTGAAATAAACTGACCACGCTCAACGCTCGGGGCAATAGCATCAATTTCTTCTTCTAGTTCAATAATGTCATTCTTAAGAATACTATCAGCATCGTCAACGTATTTTTTAGATACAAGATCTTCGTCTTCAATTGACCGACCTAGATAAGCAATTTCTTGTCCGCTTATTGATAGTAATTCTTGAATATTAGTTTTTACAATTGAAGCCTGATTGCGATTAAATTTAATATCACTTGCAATTGAAATGTCAGTATCACCAACATATACTTTGGCATTACCACTATGCCTTAGTTGTAGTGAGCTGTTTTGTGCGTTATCAATACTGAGGACTTTCAGCGACGATACAAGCTTAGGGTTGTCTGCATCATCGCCAGCTTTACGAGGTCCATTGATTATTAGCTGGCCCTCCATTGTGTCACCACCTTTTTTCTTGACGTAGTTGCCTGTCAATACCCAGTCAGTTCCGTCATAGACATATTCAATCAACTGCTCAGTGTCAGTATTGTCGTACCAAGTATCACCAGTCTCTAGTCCATTATCAGGTGCTGTGAAGTCTGGATGAACTGTTGGTTCTGTATCGCTGAAGATAGGGGGACGAGCACTAGTGTTTGTCTGAAGTTCCAAGTAAATCTGATCTAATGCATTCTGTAGCAACTGTTGCTTGTATTGAAGTTGGTCGATATCAATTTCAGCTTCAGCAGCAAATGCGTTGAGGTCTTCAAGCACTTGGATTGGCACTGATGTTGGGACCCAAGCACACACTCCGTTGGTGTCACAGTAATAGAAGTAAAGCTCAAGAGTGTCTGTGCTGTACCACAGCTTGTACTCACCAACAGGCAGTGGTGGGCTATCACCTTCCCAGATAATCTCGCTTACTACTCCACTAGCCTGAGCATTTAATACCCATTTACCAGGAGGCTCTTTCCACTGATACGTACTACCTGTAATAGGATTAACGACTGTAGAATTTACAGTTGGGTCTGGAAACTGAAATGCGGCCATTGTATTAAACGTTTGCTAGTGCGGTAAGCAGCCCCGACTTAAGGCTGTCGTAATCAGTGGAACTACTTACAGCTTGACGAATGCTTTCGAAGGCTGATTGATAAGTATTCAGACGTTCCTTTAGATCTATTTTATTGTGAATGACGCGACCGTTGTTGGTGTTATCTCCGATATCACCTAAGTAGAGAGTGCTGCAGGCAGGTCCCTCTTTAGTAATACTAAACACTTTGTTTGTATCATTGTAAATCCAGCAGAAATCTTCGTCTGCTCCAAACTCCCAAGCGTATTCCCAAAGGTTTTCTGTGGTACCGAATTTAGTATTAGCAGGAGTAGGTGCGTTAGCAGTGAACTGGAAGGCACACTTGCTGTACCAGCTGGCTCCTGAGAAGTCCAAACTAGGCAGGGCATAGTCATTCTTCTGTAGCTGGAAACTACCCGTTAGAACGCCTCCTGTCCGTGGTAGATACTCTGTTGTGATATTCGCAATAGCGTCTACAACATCTTGCTGAACGAGGAAGTTAGAGACGTCAGGAATCTGTGCGGCTACAGCTGCTACATCAGCAGGAGTTGCCTTACTAGCAATGACTGTTTCAAGAGCAGCGTGATCAGCATCTGCTTCTGCTTTACTCATCAGTGAAGAGTAATCAGGAGTAGCAGTCTCAAGACTGTTCAGTCGTTCAATTAATTGACTGGTTGCTGTACTGTAATCATTGCTCGTTACATATCCAGTCATATCAACGACTGGTTTTCTATCAACCTTTGCTTCCAGCGCTGTAATTAGATTACCTAAATGTAAAATCTCATTGTTGTCAGAGACATCAAAGTTCTCCAGCATCAAGTGGAGGTTATGGATTGCTTGCTCTCGTAAACGAGTTTCTTCAGCAAGTGCTGTTTGTAATGGCAGTAATTGGTCATCAATAGCATAAGCAACACTTGTTGGAATCCACTGAGCACTATCGTCATCCTCGTAATAGATTGATAGCTCAAGTGTTTCTGTGTCATACCATAGTCTTCCTGGTACTACATTTTCAGTAGGAGGCTCTTCTCCCATACTGACTGCAGCTTCTGTTACTGCTTTGTCCAGATCAACTACAGCTGCCATTAACCAAGTGTTGTAGTCCTGTTGGACTTGCATTTGGTCAAGACTTGGTAATTCTGGAATTATTGTTGGCGTATAATCAGCAGTAGCTGCTGTAGTACGAGCAATAGCTAGAGGCAGGCTTGCTGTAGTGATTGTGATATCACCGTCTGATACGACGGCTTGCCAGATACCTTCACCGATATAAACGTAAAACAGTCCAGTATCAGTATCTAACCAGTGTTGCCCAATTACTGCGCCAGTAGTAGGAGCATTAGGACCTACGTGTGAGATACCGTCAGCACCGTTTGTTTGTACGTACTCTCCATTAATAGCAATAAACAGACGTCCTTGACGTGTATCAAACCACAGCTTTCCATCTTGTGGCTTTACTTGCCAATCACCATCAACACTACCATCTGGTTTAACAATAATCTCCCAACCAGGTGGTGGTGCTCCTACATCAGGCAGCTCGCCAGCAACCAAGAACTTCATCAAGTCTTCGATGGCTGCGATAATACCAGCGAAGTTATTTGGATATGTCTTTACATCACTACCTTGAGCAGCTTGTAAATCTTGAAGTGCTGATACTATACCGCCATAACTATGAGCGTATCTCAGTCCATTTGGAAAGTATTCACCGGGTTGAGGTTTCCATATGGCTTGGCCTTCTGAATTGTAAGTAGGAGTATCCACACTAAGCTCAGCTTAACTTTCTACTATTGTATCTTTTTAGAAGTTACTGTTTAACATTACATATGCTAATTCAACTTCATCTAGATTGAGGCCTTGAGCTAGAGCAAAGATAATTTCAAGTGTTGTAATACCACCACGTTTATATGATGCTGAAAACTTTTCGCTAATTGCTTCTACTTCTTTTTGTAGCTTCTCTTCAAAGGTTTCACGAGCTTCTAATGTTGGATAACTATTAGGTTCTTTTACTTTAATGCGTTCAATAAACATAGCAGCAATACTGTGCTTACACATTTTGACGCTCATCCTATGTTCTCGTGTTTCCCAACTTTCAATTAAACCAGCAGCGTTGTTTAATCCTATGGCATTAAAGTCCATTGCCCCTAACACCGTTGGAAGAGGGTAACGTCGCTGTCTATTAGTTTTACGTGTGCCGTCCTCTTGTGTCTCTTGAGGCGCCCTCAACACTGCGTGTGAGTGGTTTGGACAGCTACAGGTGTACACAGTCGCTGGACGTAATGAGTTCCCAGTTGTAAATACTTCATCCATCCAAGGATTTACATCTGTATCAAGCAGCATCCAGGGTGCTGTACCAGGTGCTCCCGGCTTGTGATAGTACTCTCCGTTGTATTCATCAACACTGAGTTTAGTAAAACTGTAGTCAGTAAATACTAGGGTTGCACCAGGGTCAGGAGGTGAGTACATTTTTAACTCTGATACAAATGGTACTGATACAAGTTCAAAGAAGCCGTTCTTCTCTGTCACACCGAGGATAGTAAACGGGAGTATGTTGTATGACGCCTCACTTACAATATCTTTGACTACATCCGCTGTTAAGTACTGTTTACCAAAATACCTTTGATATAGATCTTTTTGAAATATGTGTGTACCGGTTACTGTATAGTTGGAATCTATTGATGTAAGTATTGACGGCAAGTCTGCTATGTCGTATAGCGACGGAGGCAATACTTCTTGTGTTGGATCTAGTACTTCAAGCTCTACGTTACTTACTTTGTCTTGTGAAGTTACACCAAAGTAATAGGGTGCGTCTATAAAATCAAATTGACTAAATGAACTTATAGGTTTTTCAACGAAAAAGTTTTTAATCCATACGATCTTTCCTACTAAATCTTGTGCGTTCTCTACTGAACCACTTTGAAGTGTAGCTATAGGTACTTTCACAATTACTTGTGTAGGATCTTGATACGTTTTGCCTACATATAATGCTGGCTTATCATTGCTATTTAAAATATAATTTAATGTTGCCTCTGTTTCACCGTCAGTAATTCGCTCACCAATCATTTGAAGCAGCAGTCTTGAGTCTGCTCCAGGGTTACCTTTAACTCTAATTTCTCTGTTTGCTTTATACTCTGGATATTTCCAAGGGTCGTTATACACACCAGTCACCACACCTAGGTCGGGAGAGTTGACTGTAGTACGTTTCATTACATAATGATTATTACTGTCAGCATCTTTGGTCGCAAACTTGTAACCATCAAATACTACATCAACTTCGTACGGCGTACCTTGATATAGTTTGGATTTGATTTGCGAGTCTTTATATTCTCCAGAAAAGTCGTCCAAGTCTTGCAGACGATACCAAGCAGCT